TTATATGTACCATTACTAAATGGAAATAAAGATCTGTATTTTTCTGAATGACTAGCAAGAGCTGAAGTTAAGACTGTTGCAGAATATTCATGTATTCCAGCTAAAGCATCTTCTGGATTTGCAGCTGTTCTAGTTATATTTAAAAATTCATGTTCTGCATCTGCTAAAATATTATTACTCCATGTATTAAATTTTAATTCTGATTCTTTAAATGTGAGAGTGTTTGCTTGATCTTTTAAAAGGTTAAAACCAGCTATAAACTTTTGGTTATAATATCCTTCTGCTGCAATTTTTAATCTTTCTGGTGCTTCTGATAATATACCATTATTATATGCAGACATTTCTGTTGTAAATTCTTCTAGGTTTGGCATTTCTCCTGAAGCTAAAACTGTATCTACTTTGTTATTTATAAACTGACCTGTGTTAAATTCGTAGTCATTTAACCAGTTGGCATCATAAAGTTTAGCTTGTGCTTCACCAAAAGTATTTAAAGTATTTGCAATACTGTTAGTCATATCAGCTATATTTGGTGCAGACACTTGTACTACACCCATTCTTGCAGCTGTAGAAGATGGTGATACAGTTGTAGTAGATTGTATTTTTGATATTTTAACCACGGATAATCCTATTCTTAAATCCTATAACTTTTTGTCCAAATGTTTTTTCTCCTTGTTGTTTATACATATCATGATATTGCCATCCATTTACTATAGTAGTAGATGCATTTACTAATGCACCAATGTTAGAATATGTAGCATTTAATTTTTCATTATAAATAGCCTGGTCATATGATGTTTTAATCTTATTTGTATTAAATCTAATGTTAGCTAAATCTCTATCTAAAACATTTCTTACATCTTGTTGTATAGCCATAAAACTTCTACTTTCACCTACTCCACTAGCTCCTTTAACAGCTCTGTTATTTGCTAGTATCTGATCTACTTCTCTTCTTCTAGCTAGTTCTGCTTGTAAACCTTCAAACTCTGCAATCTTTGCTTCTTGCTCATATCTTCTTGTCATTTCTCTAGAAGCTGCATTTGCTGCACGAGCTTGCATAATAGTACCAGCTGTACTAATTCCAGCTGAAATCATAAACATAGTTGCTGGTGTTATTGCACCCATTAGTAGATTACCTCCAATGACATTCCTAATAATTTTAAGGGTAGTGGTTCTGTTTGTGTTACTTTAACTGTAGGAGATCTATCATATCCTAAAAAATAAAATTCTTTTTTACCAGTAACACTAGCTACTGATGTTGCTACATTAAAATCTACTTGTCTAATAATTAGATTCTTTGCAGTTTTATCTGATGCTTGTAAGGCTATATTTAAAGTATCAGCTATATCTATAACTGCTCTAGATATTCTTTTAAACTCTCCTGTTAATGGACCAGTTTGTACTTCTTTATCTATTGGCATGGTTTCTAGGTCAGGTGTAAAGTTAAAACCTATATTAACTCCAGCAGCATGTGCTTCATTTAATGTGATTGTATCTGATCCTGATGTAGTAAATGTTCCTAATGCCATTGTACCATCAACAGCATATACTGAAGTAGATGTCAAGTGTGTAGGAGTATTATGTAATCTTCCTTGAACTATTGTAATTACTGCATTATCAGATGGTGTTGCAGCTAAGTTTTTATTTAATACTAAAGTAAACCCAGAAGCTGTAGTATTAACTGTTTGAATAGTATATTCTGTACTGTTACCAGCTATACTGATTATATCATTAGGATTAGGAGCAGATGTATATCCATCTACATTCAGGCTAGATCCTGATTGACTACCACCATTAACTTTAGGTGCACCTTGTTGATTTAATGTGGTAACTCCAGAACAATCTAATGTTAAAGAATCATCATCTGCAAACTTTTCAAGGGTATGTATAGTAGATCCACCAATTACTCTTGATACTACAGTAAATAAATTCTCATTAACTGCTGTAATACTTGTAAATTTATCTCCTGTTCTTGTACTCCATGCTGTCCAACCAGCAATTTTTTCAGATCTAATGCTATGAAATAATGCAAGTGTACCATTAGTATTAGTAAAAAATGCAAACTGTTCTGGTCTTGTAGCTGTACCAGTAATCATTGTCATATCTACAGGACTATCAATAACTTGTGAAGCAAGTATAGATATTGAAGTAGATGCATAAGCTGTTTCTACATCTGAATATAAATACTCTCTAATAGCTTTACCATTCTTTTGTGCATACAAAGTTGCACCATCAAATATAACTGGCTTTGCTCTATTACATCCATAAGGTGTTTGTCGCATAAAAACAATATTAGATGGGGTTACTGCTGAAGTATCAGAAGAAGATGGTACAAAAAATTCACCACCATCTGTAAAAACTTGTAAGTTTCTTGAGCTTACTAAATGTCTTATCTCATTTATTCTATCTGCTGTAATAGTTACATCAATAGCATCATCTGCATTACCTGATCCTATCTCAAAATTAAAATACTCAGCTACTTTAGATCCTATAACAGAAGCTGGTTTATCTCTAACTCCACCAAAATATAATCTATTATCATGGAATGTAACTGCTTGAGGGAATCCATGTACAGAAGATATTAATTGTTCTGCCCATACAAAATGAGGACCATTACTTACTACATCTTCTATAACTGTAACTGTTACTACAGTTGCACTTGTATATCCTGTAATTTTAACTTGTTTACTATTTACTAATAGATACATACCAATGTAATCACTCGTAAATACATCAGCACTAGCAGTTAAAGTTCTACCAGTTCCTGTAGCATGAGCAGATAAAGTAACTGATATTGTAGATGCAGCATATTTATAAAAAGGTTGTGTTGTTTTATTAACACCACCTACAGATACAGTTTCGTTTTCTTCAAAAGTAAATAGACTTACTGCAAAGTTTGATGCAGAAGTTCTAACTATTTTTACTATAGGGTTATTTCTATGTACTATAAATACTGTATCTCCAAATTGTGCATAGCTTAATTCAAATAATTCTGATGTAGACCAATTACAGTTACTAGTTATATTAGATTGTACACTTGCTCCATTACTATCAAAAACATCTAATCTATTATTAGATAAAGCAAATACTGCCATCTCATCATTAGAAAATATAAAAGGAATTATTCTTGAAGCACCTGGTAATGTTGCTTTATATGTTGTGCCTGGTCTACGCATCAATCCACCTTCGTCAAGTAGATACCAGTTTCTTAGTTTCTTTGCTCCATTAAAGTATGCTGAAGCATCTGTTCTTGCATTTAATAAAGGGTTTAGTTCTCCACTTGCAAAGTTAGTGTATACAGTTCTAAGGACATTCGCCATTAGTACCCTCCAGTTGTCAATCTATCCTGTATAAACCTTTTTGTATTTAGAACACTATTAGATACTTCTTGACTATCTATGTTCTTTGCTATTCTCATTTGGTTTTCACCAAGTGTTTCAAACTGTTGTATCATCTGTGCATCTCTTGCAACAGATCCAGCAAATATTGCTGCTAATTTATATTGTAAAGCTAGTTTAAAATACTCTGGAAAGTCTGCTTCGTCTTGTCTAAATATATAATCTGCTATTAATATGTTAGTAGAACCATATGAATTACAAAAAATCTTATCACCGTATCTAGCATATTGTATTGGATTATCGTTTACTGTAACTGTATTTAAAACTAATAGTTCAGGACTTGATGGTAGCTGATAAGCAAATTCATATCTTCCTGTAGGTGCATCAGCTAGTAAAGAAAGTTGTTTTTGTTCTGTTGCAAACTTCCATCTATGTCTAGATAAACAAGACTTCAGTATGTTTTCATACATGTTAGAAGCTACTAAGGCTTCTGTTGAACCATCATCAAATGAAGAAATCGGAGAAGCTCCGATCATTATGATTGCTCTTGCACATATATCTACTTTTGTATCTGCCATTATAAAAGGGGGGTATTTAACCCCCCAATATGATTATGATAATAATGCAGTTGTTACTGTAGAGGATGAAGCAGCTGATACTATTAAAATATCTACTACACCATTTGATCCACCACTGTTTACAATGATTACATCACCAGCGTTCAGGTCGCCTGTCGCTGATAAAAAGTAATCTGCATCATCAATAGTTCCTATGGCATCTCCATCAGAGTAGTACCACATAGAATTACTATCTCCCATTTGAGAGATCTTCTTAATAGGATTTGAAGTTGCGTATGCCATGATTAACTCTCCCTACATTTCTGTACTCTACATCCATCAGTATCAATAAGTACTGCACCCATTGACATGTAAGATGTAGTTAGGTGTGATACCTTTTCAGGAATGTAGTTTACTTCAGTTCTTACATCTGAACCTACGCCTAATCCCATTGATGACTTATGCCATGCTAATGTGTGTCTATCATTAGAACCATCTTTTGATAAACCACTAAATGCCATCCACATAAATGAAATCCATCTCTTAGCTGTTAATCCACCTTTAAATGGAAGATCAGCTTCACCGATATACTCAGCTCTTGAGAATTGATCTATGGATAAAAGATCTGACCATTGGTTTCCACCAATAACCCAATATCTTTGTCCATCATCTGGAACATCATTTTCTTGGAATGTTTCAAACATCTTCTTAGCTTTGATTAAAGACATACCAGCGGCAGAATCAGAGTTTGCGTTGTGAGCTACTGCTGTAGCACCAGCATCAAAAGTATCTGTTACGATACTGTCTGTTTTTCTACCAAGAGCATATGCTGCATTTTGAGCAACAATGTTTCTTTCATCAATGTTTACTTTTAGTTCGTCTAGTTTGTCCACATAGTCTGCTGCGTAAAAGTCGTTTAGTGTTGCAGTTACATTAGAGTGTACAGAGTTCATAGCGACAACTTCGGCATGTCTTGCTTTTGTTGAAGCAGAACCCTTGGCTACTTTTTGAAACTGAACAGTACTACCTTTTACGTTGCTAACATTACGGACCATATTCTTGAGCTTAGAGCCCATTCTTTGATAAGCCATATGCACTTCTGCTTCGAACTGCTTTATAAAGGCTTGGTCTATACTTGCACTCATAATAAGTTTCCTTTCGAGTATTGTTAGTTAATAATCAAGTTGTCGTTATAAACTTTGGTATGTTATCCTACTGGGCATATTCCAGTCTATTTCGGCTTGTTAGTTGAGATATATTATATTTTTGTCATCTTTACAAGACCAGAAGCAATAAAAACATTGACATCCCCAAATGTAAATGAACCATCTGATTCTTCTATGTAGGATGAAAAAGTCTTTATATGCTTTTGATCTTTAGAATAAAGGTATGCTTCTGTTGTAATAACAGCTGGTTTAACTGAATCCATGTCATTCTTAGACATCCATTCACTATGACCAGTAGGATCTTCCCATTTAAAAATGTACTTCTTAAAAGGAAAATCTTTCTTCTTAGCCATATTTCTTTTCATATAGTCTGGTTACTTTATCGTAATATGCTGGATCTCTTCTTGCTGGATCAAAGTATCTAGGATCATTCATCATAGATCTAAGATCACCTTCTTCTAACTCTGCATCTACTACTGTATTAGCATTAGGTAATGGCTTACTTTTAGTAATATTCATTATCTCTTCAATAGCCTTAACACCTTCTGCTGTTGTGGCTAATTTACTCATAGCATCATATGCTTCATTAGATAAATACTTCTTAGACCATAGTTCTGCTGCTTCTAATCTAGACTTAGCATTATCTCCGAGTGTTTCCATTTCTGATTCTATATTAGGTAGTCCAGATATTTCATTATTAACAAAAGCATTAACACCTCTATTAAATACTTCTTGTGATAATTTGTTTTCTTTACAAATATTTGACCATTCTTTAAGCAGTTCTTGCTCTTCATTGACCTCAATATTTATATCTTCAGGTATTTCAGGCATAACTATCTCATACTTTTCAGGTAAAGATCCAAGTCTTTCTTGTTCTATATCTGTTCGTATTTGGTTCGATAGTTCATCAGTTCTCATACCTAACTTCTTTTCTAGTGAGTTATAGGATGCACTTAGTTCTTCTACTTTAATTTCATTTCTATCTGTATCCCAAAACTTTTCAGGAACATACTCAGGTCTACTTACTTCTGCTTCTTTTTGAGTAGCTTCTACTGGTTGTTGTTCTTCTGTTTGTACTGTTTCTTCTGACATTAGCTCTCCTTATGTTCTTCTAATCGTTTCTTTAAAATAAAATATAAATATCTCATTCCTTCTAGATGTCTAAGCTGATCGTTTGTAATATCTCTACCAGCTACAGCATCTACTGTAATAGATTTTAAATAATTTAAAACCTTTTTTCCTAGTTCTGTTTTAAATAATGAAGCAATATCAGCATTTAATTCTATTTCTGCTGCTTTACTTCTAGTAAATCCGTCTATTGAATAATGATAACCCTCAGGTTTGTTCCGTATCTGCTCCCAAGCCACCTTGTCCTCCTTGCATTTGTTGCATTTGTTGTAGTTGTTGCATCTGTTGCATTACTTGTTGCTGTTCAGCTGCATCTCTAATAATCTTCTCTGGTAAATTCATTTTTTCTGCTAGATATCTAGCTACTTCTTCTTGTTTAACTATTAAATTAAGAACTTCAGGACCAAATGTTTGACCTAAAGTAGCATTAAATCTATTAACATCAGCTATATCTTGTTCGTTCTGTGCTCTTGATAAAGGTGATTCTGGTATAATTTTAATTTCTTTATTATCTATACTAGGTATTTCTATTCTTCCTTGTTTTTTTAGTATGTATATAACTCTTTTGATTAATGGTTGTATAAATTCTGATTGTAATCTACCAAATGATGATCCTATTTGTCTTGATAAATCTGACATTCTTTCTGCAACTTCAGTAGCAGACATAGGTGTACCTCTTGTTGGACCAAGTGTATCCATGTATAATGCTTTTCTAATATTATTTCTCATATCTTCTAAGACTAATTGTGCAACATCAAATCTACCAGCACCATTAATAGGTTGTAATCCTCTAGATCCAGGAGCTACTGGAATTATTGTGCCAGGCACTAATGCAATATTATCTGTATTAATTACTCCATCATCTTCTAATTGATAGATACCAGATATATTCATCTGTGCATTTTCTAAAATTAATTCTACTGTTAAGTTTGTAGTCTTAATAGCAGACATAGCATTAAATATTGGTCCACGACCATATACTTCACCACTAGCTTTGTTCCATCTAAATGTAATAAATGGATTAGAACCAGCACCACTATACTTTTCTTTTACAATAATTGATTCATGTTCTTCTAAACAAACAATGTAATCATAAACTTCTTTATTAGGATCTTCATAGTTACGCATTGTACCTTCAATAACATTAATCTTTTGATCTGGATCTTCAGTTAATTTATTTAAAGTAATCTCATTAAGTTCTCCATTAGGATATAATACTTTTAGATCTCCTAATCTAATCTGCCTTTTTCTATAAACACAATCTATTTTATTATTAGGTCCACTGTTTAATGTAATGTGTGGTAATGGTATTGCATTAAATACAATAGGATCAGAAGCTGTACCTTCATTAACTAATAGACATCCAGTACCTACTGCACAATCCATAAATGCTTCATGTACTTCTTGAT